TCTGATTGAGATCGAAACTAAGGTGCTGGGTAAATCCGGCGCCGAGGCGCAGGACCTGCTGGAAGCGTTAGATGCCGAGGTTGAGGTGGCGTTGCTCACCAACCACGCATTTGTGGCGATGACTCAGCAGCTCAGCTTCGACATCGAATCAGAGGTCAATGCGGATGGCCGACACCACTATGGCGGCTCGAAGTGGTCTATCCGTTGCGAGGTTGCCGAAGCGTTCGATCCGATCTACGACGCGCCTGCAGCGGTGCAGCCCGTCGCCGTGCCTTTTGACGGCATGAACGTGCACGCCGACCTGGTCAACGTGTTTGACGCCAATGGCGCCTATCCGGGCGCTGTATTTCCCGCAGCCGTGTTGCCGGCGCCGCGCGGCGCCGGTCCTGACGGCCGTGACGAAGGCGGCCTCTCTATCAACTTTCCTCACTAGGAGAATTTATGTACGTGAAACCCGCGCCGGGCCTCAGCATCCGCGACCCGGATCTGAAGGACCTGCTGCCGGTATCGGGCCGGCTTGTGCCCGATACCGATTACTGGCTGCGCCGCGTGCGCGATAACGACGTCATCGAGGCGGAAGCGCCTGCAGAGGGCGAGTCGCCTACGCCGGCGCCAGCCGCCAACCAGGAGGGTGAACAATAATGGCAATCGGCTTTAAGAATATTCCTGCCAACGTCCGCGTACCGCTGTTCTACGCCGAAACGGACAACTCGCAGGCCAACAGCGGCCAGTCCACGCAGCGCGCGCTGATCATCGGCCAGATGACTTCGTCCGGTAATGGCGTCGCCAACGTACCGGTCATGTCGCAGGGTGTCACCGACGCGGCCTCGGTCGGCGGCGTCGGCTCGATGCTGCACCTGATGACGCAGAACTACCGGCTGAACGACACCTTCGGCGAAGTCTGGTATCTGCCACTGGCGGACGACCCGGCAGCAACGGCCGCAGCCGGCTCCATCAACTTCACTACGGCGGCGACCGCCAACGGCACGCTGAACCTGTACGTCGGCGGCGTAAAGGTCGCGCTGCCCGTATTGACCACGCAGACCACCGCTGCGCTGGCCACGGCGCTGGCGGCGGCGATCAACGCGACGCCGGGCTTGCCGGTATCGGCGACGGCCGCGACCAACACGGTCACGCTGACGGCGCTGAACAAGGGACCTTGCGGCAATGATATCGATCTGCGCTTGAACTACCTGGGCACGCGCGGCGGTGAGGCGACCCCGACCGGCCTGGCCGCGACCATCACGCAGATGGCCGGCGGCGCAACGCCGCCGAACCTGACGAACGCCTTCGCCAACTTCTCGAACCAGGCGTTCGACTTCATCGTGTGCCCGTACACCGATGCGACGAGCCTGAATGCGGTGCAGGCGCTGCTGAACGACATCACCGGTCGCTGGAGCTGGTCCACCCAGCTGTATGGCCACGCGTACGCGTCGCTCAAGGGAACGGTCGGCGCGCTGACCACGGCCGGCTTGCTGCGTAACGACGCACACACCTCCATCATGGGCGTGTATGACAGTCCTACGCCAAGCTGGATGTGGTCGGCCGCTCTGGCCGGCGCCGCCGCGAACAGCGTGCGCGCCGATCCTGCGACGCCACTGCAGACGGTGGTGATTCAGGGCGTGCTGGCGCCACCGCTGCAGTCGCGCTTCCTGCTGACCGACCGCAATACGCTGCTGTTCGATGGTATCTCGACCTTCACCGTCGGCGACGACGGTACGGTCGCCATCGAAAACCTGATTACGACCTACCAGAAGAACGCGGCCGGCAACGCCGACAACAGCTACCTGGAAGTGGAAACGCTGTATACGCTGGCGTACGTGCTGCGCCAGATGAAGAGCGTAATCACCAGCAAGTACGCGCGCTCGAAGCTGGCGGCCAACGGCACGCGCTTCGGCCCTGGCGCCAACGTGGTGACGCCAAACCTGATCCGTGCCGATCTGATCGCTCAGTACCGCACGCTGGAGCAGCAGGGCCTGGTGCAGAACGGCGACGCCTTCAAGGCCAACCTGATCGTCCAGCAGAACGCGCAGAACCCGAACCGGGTCGACGTGCTGTGGCCAGGCACGCTGATCAACCAGCTGCGCATCTTCGCGTTGCTGGCCCAGTTCCGCCTGCAGTAGAAGTCAGCGCAAGCAGTCAACAACGCCGCCTACGGGCGGCATTTTTTATAGGGAAGTGAAATGGCAGATACAACCAACCGGCAGGCCGGTACGGCATTTATCGCCGTCGATGGCCAGACCTACATGCTGGCCGGCGATCTGGCTTACAGCCCGTCCGGCGTAACGCGTGAAACGCTGGTCGGTCAGGACCGTGTACACGGTTACGGCGAGAAGCCGAAGCAAGGCTCGATCAGCGGCACGCTGCGCGATGCCGGCGGCCTGTCGGTCAAGTCGTTCAATGCGATGACCAACGTGACCGTCACGCTGGAACTGGCCAATGGCAAGACGGTCCTGGGCCGGAACATGTGGACCGTGGAGGCCCAGGAGGTGAAGACCGCCGAGGGTACGTTTGAAGTGAAGTGGGAAGGTTTTAGCGTCGAGGAGGTTTAAGGATGGAAACGGTAAACAACGAGCAGGACGGCGCTGGCGCCGATGTAGCAGTTCAGGACGAGATCACGATCACCCTGCGAAAGCCGGTCACGGTTGGTAAGGGCGCCGGGATTGAGTACAGCACGCTGGATCTGCGTGAGCCGACTGCCGGCGAATTGGAAAAGGCATCGAAGGCGGATACGGAAATCGGCGTTGTACTGAATCTGATTTCGCTGGTGGCCAAGGTGCCGCGCGCGGTTGCGGAAGGATTGTGCTCGCGTGACTTGAAAGAAGCGTCCACTTTTTTGGGCAGCTTCAGCGCGGACGCCCCGACAACTGGCGAGACGTCGTCGCCGAGCTAACGAAGTACTACGTTTGGGGGCCGCGCGATGCGTGGTCCCTGACGTGGACTGAGTTGATGTGGTGGAACAAGCAGGCGTTACGGATGATCGAGGCGGCTAAAGATGGCAAATAATTTTCAAATCACTATCACGGCGATTGACCGCGCGACTGCTGTTGTGCGGCGGATCAACGCCGGGATGGCGCGCATTACGCAGCCGATCACGAACATCCGGCGAGCTGCGGGTGCACTGGCCAAAGAGCTGGGCTTCGATAAGGTTGGCGCCGCCGTGGGCGGCGTCGTCAAGAATGTCCGTCAGCTGGGCGGCCAACTGGCTTCGTTGCTGGGGCCGCTGGCGATCATCGCCGGCGGCGGAACGCTGGCCGGTATTGCGGCATTGGCGACGGAGTGGGGCCGCATGGGTTCCGAGATCACCCGTACTGCATCGATGCTGGATATGAGCGCTGGCAAGCTGCAGGGGTTACGCGGTGCGGGTGCAGTGGCAGGCGTAGGCGCGCATGAATTGGAGAGCGGGCTGAAAAGCCTTGGCGACACGATGGAAGACGCGCTCTATGGGCGCAACCAGCAGGCGCTGGTAGTGTTGAACCGCCTGGGCGTGGGCATCCACAAAACGAAAGACGGTTCGATCGACGCGGCGCGCGGCTTCCGCGACCTGGCGGGCGCGATCGCCGCAACGAAGAATGTACAGGTGCAGGGCTTGATCGCCCGCACCTTTGGCCTGGAAGCGGCGCTGCCGCTGCTGCGTAAGGGGCCGGAGGCCATTGAGGCGTATGAGCGCAAGGTAGCGTCGCTCGGTGGAATCATGGGCGGTGAGGCGCTAGCCGCCGCCGTCAAGTTCAAAGAGTCGTTGAGCTTCTTGGACATCGCGGTGCAAGGGGTACGCAATTCCATCGGCGAGAAGCTGCAGCCGATAATCGGTCCTCTGATCGAGCAGCTGACGGCGTGGATCGCCGCTAACCGCGAATTGATCTCAACCAAGGTGGGCGAGTTCGTGCAAGGCGTCGCGCAGTGGATCTCGCGTCTGGACTTCAAAGAGATCGGTGAGCAGGTACGCCAGTTCTGCGCGGACATCGAGTCGCTGGTGGATAAGTTGGGCGGCTGGCAGAACGCTGCCGGCGCCGTGGTGCTCGCGATGAATGCCGGGCTGCTGGCAGGCGTCATCAACTTGGGCCTGGCCATTGGAAAGCTGGCTATAGTGTCAGTCCCGGTCATGATTCGCGGCCTAGGTCTGTTGGCCGCTGGAATCATGAGCGGCCTGACTAATGCGGCCCTGTACACGGCGATGCTGGCCGATATGGCCGTGGGTATCCCTGTAATCGGATCGTTGCTTGGCGGTCTTTCTGTCGCGTTTGCGAGCGTCGGCGCGGCCATCGCTGCCACCCCGGTCGGGTGGTTGATCGCTGGTGCGGCGGCCATCGCAGCAGCGGTCTACGCGATTTACAAGAACTGGGACAACATCACGGCCTATTTCAGCGAGAAATTCGCTGGCATCAAAGCGGCGTTCCAGAAAAACTGGCTGAACGGGATCGTAAAGGCGCTATGGGAATTCAATCCCGTCAAGATTCTCGCAGACGCGTTCAACGGCCTGTCCAAATGGTTGTTTGACTTCGATTTGTATGACGCCGGCAAGAGCCTCATCAACCGCCTTATCGGCGGCGTGAAGTCGGTAGCGACGATGCTGCCCAAATCGGTACTGAAGTTCTTGGGCATCGAGGGTTGGGCCAATTCACCGGTTCAGGTGTCGACAGCCGTGTCGCCATCAGTGCAGACGTCTGCACAAAAATCTGCATCGCCGCTCGGCGTTCGGAACAACAATCCCGGTAACTTGCGGCAGTGGGGCGACATGCCGCGTGGCGCCAAAGGTTACGCCATGTTCCCTACGGCTGACGCCGGGCTGGCTGCGGCGATCAAGAACCTGCGCGCCCAGCAAAAGGTCCACGGGCTGAACAC